TTTAACCTCTTTTAGAGGTTGCCAGTATTTGGCTTGCGATATCCGCCTTTAAGGCGTGCTTGTATTCAGCCCTTATAGGGCTAATTTCAAACCACCGCTTGAAGCGGTGGTCTTGACTTGGATGGTGATCTGGATTTTGCACAGGAGCTGGTAAATGAGCATGGCGGAAAAGGAAGACCCATATATGACGGTAATGGAAACTGGACTCATCAAGAACGTGTCACAGCTGAAAAAATTATAGGAACACATGTTAATAAAAATACTTTAGAAGAAACCAAAACCGATAAAGCAATTATAACTTATTCAAAAACCGGTACTCATATATATCCGGCGCAGGAAAGGAAGGATAAAAAGTGAAAATAGATCAGTCACTTGAGGGCAAAAAAGTTAAAATACTCCACGAAAACGGTAAAATTTTTACAGGAACCGTTTTAGACTATATTTATCCGGATGATAATGAACCTGAAGGAATAGCCGGGTTATTAATCGATGATTGTCCACAGGTATCATATCTATTGAGAATAAACGAAAATGAGATACAATCGGTAAAAATCGTAGATTGATTAACTGACCGATAATTTTGAAATCATAAAGGAATAAACCCCTATCAAATACTCCGGATTGTGTAAAAGCAGTTCGGAGTATTTTTATACCTCCGCGAAAAATGCAGGTTCCTTTATGGGAAACCAATATTATATTTCAAAGGAGGATTTTAGAATGTTTGAACGAATTAAAGCCTATAAAAAACTTAATGAGAATAACAAATTTTTAAAAGGGTGTAAAATAATAGCTGAAATGACAGACGATAAAAATATGTTAAAAGAGATTAATGAAGCCCTTTATCTGAATGAGTTAATTAAGAGAAAAATGTGGCTTGATCGTAAAATGGCAATCGATTATAATTTGGAATCTATAAGACGTGGATTATAAGAATTAAGACTCGGTGGAAACATCGGGTCTTAACTTTTTATATTTTGAAAGGAGTAAAAAGTTATGAGTAAAAAAGACAAAAGCATCAAGTTATCCCCGAAGCACGGGGTGAACCCGTGTATCCCTATCTGCTGTTGGTGCGGCAAGGAAAAGAATGAGATTGCTCTTCTCGGTAAATTAAAGGAAGATGCAGAGGCACCAAGAAATGCTGTTCTTGACTATGAGCCGTGTGAAGAATGTCAGGCTAAATTCAATATGGGCGTTGTTCTTATCGAAGTGACAAAAAATCAGCCGAATGAGAATGTAATGCCTATCCAGGAGCAGTATGGAATCCCGCTTTACCCGACGTTCAGATATTCTGTCATTAAACTTGAAGCTGCAAAAAGGCTGTTTGAAAATGAGACACTCATAAACGGTTCAAGGCTTCTTATTGAAGATAATTTATATTCGGAATTGGTAGGTGACAAGAATGTATGATATTAAACGTCGAAAAGAAATCAGTGGCATGACGGTTAAAGATATTATATCCGAACTGGCAATGTTGCCAAGTGACGCTGTTGTTGTATGTTGCGGAGACGATAATGTATGGGTTCATGTCGAACAGGATAACAGTGTTGTTTGCATTGACGCTGAAAGCCTTGATGATTGCTACGATAGTGATTGGAGTGACGATAATGAGCAGTGAAAGAAGAGATAAAGCAAGAAAATTCTTGGCAATGCTCGAACGAAAAATCGATAACTGGGACGAGAGGTCTTGCTTTACCGTATGCGGTGTGAAAAATTTGAGTCGTTCGGATATGGATGACCTCATATTATACACGAAGCATTTCATAGAATACGGATATTTTATGGGGCTTCGTGAACTGCTCGGAAGCATCGCCGAGGTTTTGAAAAATGCTGATATTTACAGATGAATTGGAGGACTATGATCAATGACTAATAAAGAAAAGTTTATTATCTACATGAAAGGTAAGCTTGGCAATGATATTTTTGTAACGGAGCTTGCAAACAAACTTGAAAAGATAGATTTCTTTGTCGCTCCTGCGAGCATAAATTACCATGGAAATCACGACGGAGGCTTGTATGAACATTGCAGCGAGGTGACTTTTCAGCTTTTATATTTGACAAAGCGGCTGGATCTCACATGGAACCGTCCGGAAAGCCCTTATATTGTTGGTATGCTGCATGATCTTTGCAAGTGCGATGACTATGTAAAACGACCTGATATAACAAAATTGGAGAGCGATAATCTCACTTATGATTTACCCACTGCTGGACATTGGGAATACAACAAAAACGGTCTTCTTCCGGGTCATGGTGAGAAATCAGTAATAATGGCTCAGAATATTTATGGATATCTGACCGAGGAGGAGATCATGTGTATCAGATGGCACATGGGGGCTTTTGATGATAAGGCGAACTGGCAGTATTACAGCGGTGCTGTTGTTAAATATCCGAATGTTCTGTTCACTCATACTGCGGATATGATAGCATCTCAGATAAGCACGATCTGAAAAACGAAAGGAGAGTTTAATTATGAACCATATCACAGTCGGACTCAGTGATGTAAAGAACGTAAACTTGGCAAAGGTTGAAGCGTACCAAGTAGGTGATTATTGGTATCTTCGGCTCATCTATGATTACGAAAATACCAACGGAGATAAATTCAAACTGGAAATTCCCAAAATGGAGCTTCCCCTGAAACCGGATAGGTTACCTGATATTGTCCGTGTATTCGATTATGATATACGTGTAGCTGTCCAAACTGCACAGATAGATACTTCGAATTGTGTTTCCCTTTTTCCGGGAATCATGACAGACACCGACGGTTCCGATTTCTCAGAAAAAAGTATTTATGCTATAAAACGAATTTCCAGACAGATGACAATTCAGGATATCGAGAAGGAACTTGGTTACAAAGTAAATATTATAAAGGAGTATTAAAAATATTGGCTAATGCTAAGCAGTGCGATAGGTGCGGCGAATTTTACGTCGACATGCCAAAATCTGAAATTGATTTTTTGACCAATGAGTATGTGTATGTCACACCCTTGTCAACTATCGAGTCAATATCAGTATTCGGTACTGGATATGTGGAGCGTAACGTCGATTTAGATTTATGTCAAAAATGCCTTGACGAGTTTTGTGAGTGGATGAGACCGATTAACGAAAGAGCTTAGTGAAACTTAGGCTCTTTTCTTATTTATATTTGAAAGGAGAATTTTTTTGGCAATTCATATAAAGTCTGTGGACGAATTATCAATTTGTGTAAAAATTGAGGATAAAACATTAAAGTGTGCACTTAACACAGTTAATGCGGACTTAAAGGTCGGCGCTGACGTTTATACCATAGGTGAACTGGAGTTTGTATCTTTAAACTTTGAAAACGAGGAGGAATTTTACAAATTCAAAACAGTTATTGACAGAATTGCTTTTGAAGTGGAACATAAGGAGGTAGAAAAGCGTAAAACATGTCTGGAAATTTTTAATAAAGAACATACGGACGGGGTAAATCTGATTCTTCGGGGGTGTTGTAACGGATGCCCTTATAAAGAAGGATATATTTATTCCAAAGAATGCTTTTGCGCTATGCCATCAAAGCGACATATGACTGGCTATCAAAGGTGTATGGCATGCTGGAACCAAGTTGCAACGAGATATTATGACGAAAGGATGAAAGCAGATGATAAAAATTGAAAATACGGAAGTTGTTGGCTGGGAGGCTGCCATTCGTGGTATGCGAAATCCTAAAAATAGTTGGGGTAAAATCGATAGCAAGTTCACTGAGCACACACTCGAAGAGTGGCCTCACGATACTGTAAAGACTCTCGATGACATCGGACCTAACGACCACAAGCTCATGATGACCCTTCGTAACGCTGGCACTGACCACCGGAAGTTCATGCGGATGATTACGGTGTATCTTGATATTACTGCCCCGCTGTACTGGTGGAAGGAGTTTGATACCTACAAGGTAGGAACGGTGGCTAATTCCTGCTCCACCATGCACAAGATTGCGGATAAGGAGTTCACGCTGGAGGATTTCAGTTGCGAACACCTGTGCGACGACGAGTTTGAACTTTTGAAAGAGATCATCAATCGTTTGAACATGAATCGCATCGTGTTTATTGCTAAAGACGATAAGCGAGTAGATCGGTATTCTGTTATGTCCGACGAGTGCTATGCAAAGTATAAGAAAAAACTTTGGTGGCAAATGATCCAGCTTCTCCCCAGTTCTTACAATCAGAAACGAACGGTCATGCTGAACTATGAAGTTCTGGCAAATATTTATAAATCTCGTAAAAATCACAAGCTTGACGAGTGGAATGTAAATTGCGAAGGTAGCTTTTGTCGGTGGATCGAGAGTTTGCCATATTCAGAAATTATTACAGGTAAAAATGAGGAGGAAAAACAATGAACGCAAATGATTTTCAGAGAGCGTGTTTGAGAACCGAGCCGCCTGCCGCAAAAATCTCAAACGCAACAAGACTTGACAATGGTCTTATGGGACTTAACGGTAAAGCAGGAGAAGCTGTTGATATTTTAAAGAAGTTCTTATTTCAGGGGTACGATCTTGATAAGATTCACCTTGCCAAAGAACTTGGAGATGTTGCTTGGTATCTTGCCGTTACAGCAGACGCACTTGGATACTCTCTTGAAGAGATATTTGAGATGAATGTTGAGAAGCTGAGGGCGAGGTATCCCGAGGGGTTCAGTGAAGAACTCAACCGAAACAGAAAGAAAGGTGATATTTAATGGGACAGCATAAACATAATCCGACAGCTATTGCTGCTAAAAACAAGGAGATCCCGCCAAAAGAAAAGGGAATGTCCCGCAGCGAATATAAAAAAGCTCTTGATGAGATGATAAGAAGAAAGATGCGTGAAACTATGGGTCTGCCTTATTCGGAGCTGATTACGGGTGAAAAGAAATGACGGATAGAGGAAAAGAGATTCTTAATAAAGGCTATCAGCAGGGATGGCTCAGCGGTTTTGACTTCTCTTTACTTATCCAGGATATGACTATATCTGAAAACGGGTATGTCATTGACACAGGTAATTGGGAAAATGTTAATGCTGAAGTTGCCCTACGATTAGCAGAACAGATAAAGAAGCATCCGATTCTTTGGAAGTTTTTCTTTATGATTGCATGAAAGGAGAACGACCAATGTTTGATGTCGGAGTAAAGGAAACCTTATGTACTCGCTGTGTGCATCAGGAAGTATGCATCCATAAACAGGACTACCTTGATATTCTCAAAGCAGTTGAAAACGCAACTGTAATCCGAAATACACACGATGGAAAAATCGCATCAAAGAACGTGATTCATTATGATTTTATCAGTGAGATATCTGTTGGTTGTAAGTACCATCAAAACCGGACGGAAACCTATCGTCCCAGAGAAGCGATTCTTTGAAACCGCGCAAAAAAATACACCCCCTATTATGGAAAGGAGTTGATATTTATGGGTATTCATAAGAAAACTTGCGAGAAGATAAAAACGCTTTATAAGAGCGGCTGGACAATTGCCGATCTTGCAAAGAGATTTAATCTTCGCGAAAGTATAATATTGGCTATTTGTAATAACAACTAAACACTAAAAGGCTTCGGTTATTTCCAACCGAAGCCTTTTGTTTTATATTTTAAGGAGCTGATAAAAATGTCTAAAATAGGCAAAGAAATGCCTGCTGAATATTCTGATAAGTTTGACGAGCTTAGACAGAACCGAGTTGAAATGTCCTTTTACAAGTATGGCACAGCTAAAGACAACTTCGGAATGAAGCTGACCAATGCTGTCAAGAACCACGATCTTTGTATGAAAAAGTACGAAGAAACAGGCAACACCGAATATTTATGTGATGCTGCTAATTATCTCATGTTTGAATATATGTACCCACAGCATCCTAATGCCCACTTCAGGGCTACAGGTTCGTCTGAATCGGCAGGTATCGTTGGCAGCTGTGTAAACGACCTGAAACGAGAAACTGAGGGGTATTATGACCGATAAAGAGATAGCGGCACTCATATATCGCAGACGTCAGCAGATACTTGTACATTCGGTATTATATTATCGAATGAATGAAAACCTTATTGACGATGCAACGTGGAGCAGGTGGGCTGTTGAACTGGAAGATTTGCAGAACCGATACCCGGAGATAGCAAGGACAGTTCCATTGCATAAGGAGTTTGAGAATTTTGACCACTCCACAGGTTCCGATCTGCCTTTGGATAATACATGGGCGATAAACAAAGCAAAGTATCTTTTATATTTAAGGGGTGAGAGAGTTGGCTCGATTTAGTAAAAATCACGAGGGCTATCCCGACCCGACCGCCGGTGAAGCAATGCGGCATATTGAAGATGAGATGCGTGTGAAAAAGCTTCTTAAAATGATATTTGAGCTTTGTGACGTATTCGGGTTTCGGATTGAGGGGAGGATCACACTCGTTGATAAAAGGACAAATAAGGTGTGGAAGTGACACGCAGAAAAAACATATCCCTTTATGAAAAGGAGATGTTACAATGGAAAAACTAAAAAGACAAATAAAAAAGACTTGGAAGAACAAGGCAGTGGCGTTGTTATTATTCATTATGGGTTTGATTACCTTGATGATCGAGAACGACTGCACAGTCCTGATATTCGTAACTATAGTCTTTATAGTGCCTTTATGGCTTGCAAAACGTAACAAAATCGAATGAGTTTTGAGGGCGTTTGAAATACAGCGCCTTTGATTTTTCAGCCCACTTTTGTTTGGTCTGCCCACTTTTATATTTGGGCAGGGAGAAAAAATCGGTAAAATAAACGCCAAACGTGAACAAAAAAGTCGTTTCTGCCCACTTTTTCTGGGTTTTTGCCCACTTTTAAAAACAAAACTGGGCACGCTTAAAGCACGTAGGTACGTCGTTTGCGGGCTTTCTGCCCACTTTCCCACTTTTTTCTTTAATTAATGTGAGAAAAAGTTTATATATTTATATAAATATGGCTTATAAAAGTGGGTTTCCGGGCAGGACGTATTTTTCAGTGAAAAGAGGTGAATTCCAATGAATATTTTCAAACCATAGCAAAAGAGGATTACAGGGTGACCTCTTTTGTGTTTTTCTTGCAATTTAGATTTTGACGTGGTATAATATAGAAAAACTATATGGAGGTAATCGCTATGAGCAAACGTAAAGACGACTACGAAGAAGTTGACATTCAATATGACGGTGCAGGAAACGAGATACATGTGTTTGACGGACCTCTCGGAAAAGCATTTGTTAAAAAGCTGTCATCACTGGATTGGTTACCTACCGGTGAGGAGTATTGTCCGGATTGCCACAAACTGCTTACACATCGTGACGGATATTGGGAGTGCGGTATTTGCAAATACTCAATAACCGATGATGAAGCGGAAAATGGTGACGGCTATCCTACATTGGATTCAACTTATGAAGATGACTATGGTACATATTACGAAGATGATTCGTGTACCGATGATGAAGATGATGACGAATTGGAATGTGACAGCGGTTATGAAGATTACGATTATCACGAAGAATATTGAATAGTTGTCGGACGGGCTTGCACTTTCGGGTGCAGGCTCGTTTTTATTTATACGGATTTTGCTCCGCGAAAAAAACATACCCTTTTATGGAGAGAAGAAAAACTTCTCTTTTTATTTTCTCCGCGAAAATTTCAATATATATTATGGAAACCGATAAGGTTGACAAACTTTATATTTTGAAAGGAGAATGTGTTATGCTTAAGGACACAATGAAAGATTATGTAAATGATATGAGGGAAGCTGAGAAAGAGCTTATCAATTATGCTTTTGAGGAAGACATGTTTGAACACATGGACGACCGCAAAAACCTAATAATGGCAAAGCTTATAAAGCTCCTCCACAGATCATACAAGATCGTCGTTGACCAGGCAGAAGCAATTGATAATATCAATGCAAAGCTTGACAAACTTATTGAAAAGAAGTAATGAAACAGGGGGGGACTGCGAGAAATCGCGGTCTCTTTTTCTTTTAATTTTTCGGAAAGGTCGGTGAAATGGTTGAAACAGGAACGTGATTTTCAGGCAAAGCTCATAAATGAGCTTAAAGAAATGTTCAAGGGGTGTCTTGTGATGAAGCTTGACGCTAACTATATTCAGGGTATTCCTGATCTTCTCATACTCTTTAAGGACAAGTGGGCGGTTCTTGAATGTAAAAGGTTCCCGAAAGCCGCTCATCAGCCAAATCAGGACTATTATGTTGATATTTTAAACAAAATGTCATTTTCAAGATTCATAAGTCCAGAAAACAAAGAGGAGGTATTGAATGAACTTCAACAAACATTCAAACCTTGAGGGGCAGCATGCGTTCCTCGGGGCAAGCAAATATCAATGGATAAACTATAGCGAGGACAAAATAGCAGATGCATATAACAGCTTTGTAGCTGCTCAAAAGGGAACAGAGCTGCATGAGATCGCCGCAAAGCTTATAAAGAATGGAATACGTCTGCGCCAATCGCCAAAGACACTTAATCAGTATGTTAATGATGCTATCGGGTTTAAAATGATACCCGAGCAGGTATTATATTATTCAGATAACTGCTTTGGTACTGCAGATGCGATCATATTTAAGGATAAGCTTCTGCGTATCCATGATCTTAAAACAGGTGTTACCCCGGCTCATATTGAACAGCTCCGAATTTATGCGGCTCTGTTCTGTTTGGAGTACCATATCAAACCCTCAACTATTGATTTTGAATTAAGACTTTATCAGTCCGATTCATATACTGTCGAAAATCCTGATGCAGAAGTGATTCTACCCATCATGGATAAGATCATCTCTTTTGACAAGATCATTTCAAAAATTAAATCAGAACAGGAGTAATGGCTATGAATCCAACAGCAGACGATATTTTGATGCACTACGGTGTAAAGCGCCGTTCAGGTCGTTATCCGTGGGGAAGCGGCAAAGAACCTTATCAGCATTCCGCTGATTTTCTTGCAAGAGTGGAAGAGCTTCAGAAAATCTATCCCAAAGAAACCGATTTAGCTAAGGCACTTGATATGACAACTACCGATCTGCGTATGCAGCTCAAAGTTGCAAAGCATGAACGCCGTGAGCTCCTCGTGGCAAGAGCCAAGTCTTTGAGAGAAGACGGAAAATCTCTCAACGAGATCGCTGAAATAATGGGTTATGACAACGACTCATCTGTCCGCTCGCTCCTTAACGAGAACACGGCCGCTAAAAAGTCAATGGCAAGGACTACTGCTGACATTCTCGAGAAAGAGATCAAAGAAAAGAGTATGATCGATGTTGGTGCAGGTGTCGAAAGAGATCTCGGTGTATCGAGCGGTGTACTGAAAGAAGCCGTATTTATTCTCGAAACCGAAGGATACAATAAATATGGTGTCGGTATTCCACAGGTGACCAATCCGGGTAAACAAACGATCACTACGGCATTGTGCGACAAGGATGTCGAGTATAAAGATGCTATCAATAACCTCGGTGATATTAAGTCGGTCGTGAATTATTCTTCCGACGACGGCGGCCTTTCATACAAAAAGCTTCAGTACCCCGCAAGCATTTCCTCTGACAGAGTTAAGATACGCTACGGTGATGAGGGCGGTCTTGATAAAGACGGAGTTATCGAGCTTCGTCGTGGGGTCGAAGACCTTAGTCTCGGAAACAGTCACTATGCACAGGTACGAATCCTCGTAGACGGCACACATTACCTTAAGGGCATGGCTATGTATTCAGACGATATGCCTGACGGCTGTGACATCGTATTCAATACGAACAAACACAGCGGCACTGACAAAATGAAAGTGCTTAAGGAAATAAAAACAGATGATCCGGATAATCCGTTCGGCGCAGCAATCAAGGCAAACGGTCAGAGTATGTATCTTGATAAAAACGGAAACGAAAAACTTTCGGCTATCAATAAGATCAAGGAGGAGGGCGACTGGGATAAAATGTCCAAGAACCTCTCATCACAGTTCTTATCAAAGCAGCCTATGGAGCTTATCAATCGTCAGCTCAGACTTACATACGATGATGCAGAGGCAGAGTTCAAAGAGATATGTTCACTTACAAACCCGACTGTAAAAAGAAAAATGCTTGCCGACTTCGCAGACGAGTGCGATGGCGCAGTTGTACATCTTAAAGCGGCGGCTCTTCCAAGACAGCTCACACAGGTGATTCTCCCATTGTCGAATCTCCCGGAGAATGAGGTGTATGCTCCGAATTATCAGAATGGTGAGAAGCTCGCATTGGTAAGATTTCCTCACGGCGGTACATTTGAGATACCTGTACTCACTGTCAACAACAAGAACAAGTCGGGAAAGAGCATACTCGGCAATGTGACAGATGCGATCGGTATTAATGCAAAGGTGGCTGAACGCTTATCCGGCGCTGACTTTGACGGCGACCAGGCGATCTGTATCCCAACAAATGACAAGGTAAAGATCCAGTCAACCCCCGCTCTCAGAGGTCTGAAAGACTTCAATCCCAAAGAGCAGTATGCTTATCATGAGGGTATGAAGGTAATGACCAAGGCTAACACTCAGAAACAAATGGGTGTGGTATCTAATCTTATCACCGATATGACTTTAAAAGGCGCTACCGAGCAGGAAATAACCCGTGCCGTAAAGCACAGCATGGTCGTGATCGACGCTGAAAAACACAAGCTCGACTATAAGCAATCCGAAAAAGACAACGGTATTGCCGAACTTCGGCAGAAGTACCAGGGCTATACCACCTCTGACGGTAAACATGTGGGCGGTGCATCCACTCTCCTGTCCCGTAAAAAGCAGGACATACAGGTACCCGAGCGTAAAGGCAGCGGTATCATAGACCCCGAGACAGGCAAGGTGACCTATAAGGAGAGCGGCAGGACTTATGTGGATAAGAAGACCGGTAAGGTAGTCCGTGCTATGCATAAATCCAAGCTTCTTGCCGAAACTGATGACCTCCGTACCCTCTCGTCAGGCACAAAACAGGAAAACGCCTATGCCGATTATGGCAATAAGATGAAAGCCCTTGCAAACAGAGCCCGAAAAGAGCTTATGAAAAGGGAAAAAATAGAGTATTCGGCAAGCGCTAAAAAGGCTTATGCCTCGGAAGTTGATTCCCTGAACAGTAAACTGGCAATTGCTGAAATGAACGCGCCAAAAGAAAGACGTGCCCAGGCAGTAGCCAATTCAAAACTCAAAGCTATGGTTCAGGACAATCCATCGCTCGCGAAAGATAAGAAAACCTTAAGAAAAATCGCAAACACAACAATACAGAACGAACGTGATAAAGTCGGCGCAAGCGGAAAGAACAGTCGGATCGACATTACCGACAAGGAATGGGAAGCCATTCAAGCCGGTGCAATAACCGACTCAAAGCTGTCAGCTATTCTTCGTTATGCAGATGCCGATAAAGTTAAAGAAAGAGCAATGCCAAAGACAAAAGCCAAGCTTACTACTGCAAAGCAGAACAAGATCAAATCCATGTCAAGCATGGGTTACACCAATGCCGAAATTGCCAAAGCACTTGGTGTGTCTACGTCCGCAGTTTCCAAATACTTAAACGGCGATAGTTGAAAGGAGTGAAATCAATAATGACTATATGTGCCCTTACTACAAAAGACAACCCGTTTGACCCATTCACACAATTTAATGAATGGTATAACTTTGACATTGACAAAGGTTACAATTCTTGCGGCTATTTAGACAGAATTGCTAACACTTCCGATCAATTGTCTGATGAAGAAAACGCTCGTGAAATTGAAAGAGCGATCGATGAAATCATTAAATACGATTTCATGAACAATTACAAGAAAGTTAAAACAACAGCCTGACCTCCACGGGAGGGGGCAAATAAAAAATACACCCCCTCCTTTATCGCCCCGGTCCTGAAAAAATCTCCGGAGGGATTTTTGGTGTAGTGTTCAGGTGAGGAATGATCCGCTTTTGGCATTTGCAATTCTCCTTTCGGCTTATGTCAGGTTCACAAAGTAGATGTCCTCGCTTGAATTCTACACCAAAAGTATATTTATAGTGGGAAAATGTCAGGTGAAAGGAGGTACATAGTTGGGTAAAGTAAAGGCATCCGGAGATAGTGCACGGACAAGACCGGCTCTTACTCCTGAGGCAAGAGAAAATCAGCTTATATCCGCGGCAGTTAATCTTGCCGAAAAACAGCTTTTGGAAGGTACTGCGTCTTCGCAGGTCATAACCCACTATTTAAAGCTTGGCTCTTCAAAGGAGCGACTGGAAAAAGAGAAGCTGGCGCGGGAGAATGAACTGCTTAAGGCAAAGACAGAGGCATTGCAGTCAGCTCAGCGAGTTGAAGAACTGTATGCAAATGCGCTTGATGCAATGAGGCGTTACAATGGCAGCTCTGATTAGGACATATTCCGAACTTACCACTTTGCCGACATTCGAGGAGCGGTTTGATTATCTGAACCTTTCGGGAAAAGTCGGAGCAGAAACATTTGGGTTTGACCGAGTTTTTAATCAGAAGTTTTATCGTTCGGCGGAATGGATAAAGATGCGTGATTACGTTATCAATCGTGATCTTGGCTGCGATCTTGGTGTTGTTGGTTATGACATCATCGGAAAGATATACATTCATCACATGAATCCTATTTCGATGTCTGACATAAAAGAAAGGACCAAGTATTTACTTGATCCGGAATTTTTGATAACGATGTCATTTCAGACACACAATGCAATACATTATGGTGACAAGAGCCAAGTCGGTAGAAAGCCTATTGAGCGTAAACCAAATGACACTTGTCCTTGGAAGTGACTATATTTGCCACGCGAAAAAAACATGGTCTTTTATGGAGAAAGAGAGTTCTGTCCGCTTTGGCGGAAGTAAGAATTGTGGTCAGGGCCTGGCGAGGTCGAGTTCGGGCTGAAAGGCTGCTGAATTGTGCTGGCTCTTTCTCTTTCTCTTTTGTTTTTACAAATGAATACGTCTTTTTCGGAAAGAGGAATTGTGAGTGATCGCAGTTTCTCTTTCTTTTATTTTTGTGGGAGGAGGTATATATGGACAGCATACTTTTATCGGTAAAGAAAGCTTTGGGCATTGACGGTGAATGTACCGACTTTGACACGGAGCTTATCATGCACATCAACACAGTGCTGTCTACGCTGACACAGATAGGTGTTGGCAGCGAGGACGGTTTTGTTATCTCGGGTGCGGAAGAGAAGTGGTCTGATTTTGTGGCTGACGAACCGAAGTGGTCACAGATGCGGACGTATGTTTACACTAAGGTGCGGCTGATCTTTGACCCTCCTCAGGGGACCGCTGTTGTCGAAGCAATGAACAAAGTCGCAAATGAACTCGAATGGCGGCTTTATGTCATTGCTGATAATTTACAAAAGGAAAAGGGGGAAAATCAAAATGGAGAATGAACTTCAGCACCATGGTATTCTTGGAATGAAGTGGGGCGTGCGCCGCTATCAGAATAAGGACGGAACTCTTACTGCAGTCGGACGAAAGGAAAAGCCCTCTTCCGAAGAGAGAGCTGATATGTCAAATGCCAAGAGAAAGCATGAACTTTCCAGTATGGCAAAGAATCGCAAGCTTTTAAGCGACAAGACGCTCAAGGACAAGATTGAACGTCTTAAGCTGGAAAAACAGTTTAAAGACCTTGTTGACGAGGATCTTAATCCAGGAAAGAAGTTTATCAAAGAGATACTTACAGAGTCGGGCAAGAAAGCTTTGACCACTATGACTACAGGGGCAATAACTTATGCCGGAAAAGCGGCTTTACAGAAGACGTTTGACCGCAAGGAATTTGGTGAGGCTATCTTTAACGGTGGGGCAAAGAAGAAATAATTGATTCATGGAGGTCTTTTTATATGGCATTATCGAATACTGCCGTTCCAAAGTATTACGGCGCGTTCAGAGATGCCGTATTAAGAGGTGAGATACCCGTTTGCAGAGAGGTATCCATGCAGATGAATCTGATCGACGAGCTTATTGCCAACCCGGGTATTTACTATGACGATCAGGCTGTTGAGGGATTCATTGCATTCTGTGAAAACGAGCTTACACTGACGGACGGCTCCGATCTTGAACTGCTGGACAGTTTCAAGCTTTGGGCAGAAGATATTTTCGGCTGGTACTACTTTGTCGAAAAGAGCGTATATGAGCCGAATCCCGATGGTCATGGCGGGCATTATGTTCGCAAGCAGGAGAAGCACAGGCTTCGCAACAAGCAGTATCTTATAGTTTCAAGAGGCACTGCCAAGACCGTTTATGCATCGTGCATACAGAATTACTTTCTGAATGTTGACACATCGACTACACAGCAGGTAACGGTTGCGCTGACTATGCCGCAGGCGGAGGAAGTGCTTTCGGCGATGAGAACAGCCATCACAAGGTCAAGAGGACCGCTGTTCAAGTTTCTGACAGAGGGGTCTATAAACAACACGACAGGCTCAAGGGCAAACAGAGTGAAGCTGACCTCGACCAAGAAGGGTATTGAGAACTTCCTGACGGGATCGCTGCTTGAAGTACGTCCGATGAGCATTGAAAAGCTGCAGGGACGCCGTGACAAGGTTGCCACGGTTGATGAATGGCTCTCATGCGACATTCGTGAAGATGTTGTAGGCGCTATTGAGCAGGGTTCTTCCAAGGTGAACGATTATCTGATAGTGGCTATCAGCTCGGAGGGTACTGTCCGTAACGGAGCAGGTGACACGATCAAAATGGAGCTGATGGACATTCTCAAAGGAGAATATGTCAATCCGCATGTTTCGATATGGTGGTACAAGCTTGACGACATCAAAGAGGTCAATGAGCCCGAGATGTGGATGAAGGCAAGTCCGAATATCGGAAAGACCGTAAGCTATGAAACCTATCAGCTTGCGGTTGAGCGAGCGGAGAAAGCGCCTGCTGCGAGAAATGATATTCTTGCAAAGAGGTTCGGTATCCCTATGGAGGGTTACACCTATTATTTCACATACGAAGAAACTTTGCCGCACAAGCGGAGAGATTTCTGGAATATGCCTTGTGCAATGGGCGCTGACTTTTCACAGGGTGATGACTTTTGTGCGTTCACGTTTTTATTTCCTCTTCCTGCGGGAGCTTTCGGTGTGAAGACGAGAAACTATATTTCGTCACACACATTTGCAAAACTGCCTGCGGCGGTACGCTTCAAGTACGAACAGTTTATGAATGAGGGTACTCTTATCGTGCTTGAGGGGGCTGTCATTGACATGATGGAAGTTTATGATGACATTGACAGTCACATTCTTGAAAGAGGCTACGATGTACGATGCTTTGGCTTTGACCCATACAATGCAAAGGAATTTGTTTCGAGATGGGAAACCGAAAACAGCTCGTTCGGGCTTGAAAAGGTCATTCAGGGAGCAAAGACAGAGAGTGTTCCGCTCGGTGAGCTGAAGATACTCGCGGAGGAACGCAAGCTTGTTTTCGATGAAGATATGATGACATTCACAATGGGAAACTGTATAACCATTCAGGACACGAATGGAAACAGAAAACTTCTTAAGAAGCGGTATGAGGAAAAGATCGACTCGGTAGCGGCTATGCTTGACGCTTATGTTGCATTTAAGCATAACAAGGATATGTTTGAGTGAGAACTTTTAAAGAATAAGTAGGATGGCGATGATAATTACTGCCAGTATAGCCATCACTGCAATGAAACTATGATCAACACTTGATCGATTAGAGTTCTTTTTGTACACCTTTACAACCGGTGCACTTTCATGGTAACGACGGTCACACTCGTCATCGATCCTTTGCTTTATTTGAACGCGTTCCATTGCGGTATAGGGTATCATCATGTCCATTCGTAATTCGTCAAAAGATTTGATCTTTACAATTCGGGTCTTATCACCTTTAATGAGCAGTCGTTTTGAATTACAATATGGACATTTTTCCATAGGTCTGTTGAGATCTACATCCATTAAACCACCGCAATCGGCGCATATAAGACGTATCATTCTTATAGTCTGACCTTTGACTGCATATCCGCAAACGCCGCAATTATTCTGACCATCCGGTATATATGTTCCACATACAGAACAACGCATATAAACATCACCTCATCAGTTATTTGAACTTAATAACATCTGCCGCAGGGGGTATAACCATTGGCAATAGCTGTATCTTTTGTAACCTGTATAGGATCTTTCATATTGCTGCAGCCCGCACGGCTATGATATTTTGTTCCGCCGTTTGTAGGAACCCAGACGAGATCGCCCTCGTTTTCAGAGTATAGAGGTACAGTTACGCCGTTAGTATCATCAATTGCAGCAGAGGTGGTGCTTGAGGTTACAGTTGCGGATACTTCGGTTTTCGCCGGCGAAATTACATAACTGATATCAACTTCTGTATCGGGAGGGTAGGATTCGGTTTCGTCGAAATATGAATTGCCGTCTACAAATACCATTACGACACAACCTTCAAACCTGGTATCCTTATTATAGTTTTCTTCGTATGGATAGGCAGTGACGTTTGTGAATCCCGCGTTTTTAAACATTTCCACAACTTCGGAATAATGTTTTCCCTCACACATATAGCTTGCGTCGGGAACAGTTACAGTTTTGCTGACAGATTCAAGTGTGGTCATTTCGGTGTATGTATCATAGGATAATTCCGTTGTTGTCGATGTTTCAACCGATGTTTTCGGTGTACTTTCAATCGAGGTGAACGCTGTAGTTGTTTCAGTATCATACAGAACTGATGAAGAACTTTCATAAGTAGTTTCACTATCATAGTTTGAAAAACTGCTGCAACCGGTAAGGAAAAGGCTGGCAGATATGAGAAATGGCATTAATCTTTTCATAAAAACACTCCTAAAAAATGTAATTTTTCTTATTATAGCACTAATAATTACAAAATTCAACACTTTTTAGGAGAATTCACACAGAAAGGCGGTGAGAAATCAAAATGGAAAATTCTTTTGGCGAAAGGCTCAGACACGCATGGAACGCCTTTAACGGCAATCAGCAGATACAGTATCGTGATATAGGTTCTTCATACTCATACAGACCTGACCGTGTACGATTATCCTGTCGGAATGAGCGCTCGATAGTCACATCGGTTTACAACCGCATAGCTATGGACATTGCGGCTATAAAGATACGTCACGTTTACACCGATGATGACGGAAACTTTGTATCATTCATAAATTCGGGGCTTGACAACTGTTTAAGCTTCGAGGCAAACATCGATGAGAGCGGACGTTCCTTTATTCAGGATGTTGTGCTGTCGATGCTTGATGAGGGTGTAGTTGCCATAGTTCCGATAGACACCGATATTGACCCGGATATTACAAAGGGCTATGATGTTCTTTCAATGAGGACAGGACAGATAATAGACTGGTATCCACGTCATGTCAGAGTCAGGGTCTATGACGACCGGACCGGACAGAAAAGAGATGTTCTTATGGCAAAAAGCAATGTCGCCATAGTCGAAAATCCTTTATATTCTGTCGTAAACGAGCCTAACTCAACAATGCAGAGGCTTATACGAAAGCTTGTTCTTCTTGATGCGATAGATGAACAGAGCGGAAGCGGAAAGCTTGATCTTATCATTCAGCTTCCGTATGTGGTAAAGTCGGACGCACGTAAAAAGCAGGCTGAAGAGCGCCGAGCGGAGATCGAACGGCAGCTGACAGGTTCAAAATACGGTATTGCTTATACCGACGGTACAGAGCATATCACCCAGCTCAATCGCCCGGTCGAAAACAACCTGATGAATCAGATCGAATATCTGACGAGTATGCTATACAGCCAGTTAGGTATCAATCAAAGTGTTCTTGACGGTACTGCTGATGACAAAGCGATGACTAATTACTATGCCAGAACCTGTGAGCCAATAGTTTCGGCTATTGTTGACAGTCTGAAACGCACGTTTCTTTCCAAGACAGCTCGCACTCGGAAACAGTCGATAATGTATTTCAGAGATCCATTCAGTCTTGTTCCTCTTTCTGAGCTTTCCGAGCTTGCAGACAAGCTTACCAGAAATGAGATAATGTCAAGCAATGAAATAAGGCAGAAGATAGGTCTTAAACCGTCTAATGATCCCGACGCTGACAAGCTGAAGAATAAAAACATCTCACACCCTGATGACAGCGGCGGAGATAACAATACAAACGAAGAGGAGGAAAATCAAAATGGAGAAGTATGATTTCTCCGGCTGGGCGACGAGAAACGATCTTCGATGCTTGGACGGAAGAACTATCATGAGAGATGCGTTCAAGGAAAACGACGGTCATACGGTCCCGCTCGTATGGAGTCACCGTCATGACACGGCGGATAATGTTCTCGGGCATGCACTTCTTGAAAACAAACCCGATGGCGTTTATGCCTACGGAAAATTCAATGACACAGAACAGGGCCGTAATGCCAAGCTCCTTGTTGAGAGCGGTGACATTTCGGCTCTTTCTATTTTTGCCAACGGTCTCAGACAGCAGGGCGGCAATGTCATTCATGGTGACATAAAGGAAGTGAGCCTTGTGCTTGCAGGGGCAAATCCCGGGGCTTTCATCGAAACACTTGCTATTGAACATAGTGAGATGTCTGATGAAGATGCAGTCATTTATACGGACGAGGAGATAGTTCTTTGTCACGGTGATGATAATAAAAAAGAGGAGGATAACATGGACAACGAAAAGAAAGAGCCTGAAAAACAGGCAGAAAAACCCAATGACAAGCCTGAAGAGGGCGAAGAAACAGTAAAAGACATCTTCGATACTCTCAATGAGAAGCAGAAGACAGCGGTTTATGCGATCGTCGGAGCTGCTCTTGAAAGTAAAAAAGATGATGAAGAAACCAATGAGAAAGAAGGAGAGAAAAATATGAAGCACAATCTTTTTGAAAATGATGACGTACAGAGCGACGTTCTTTCGCACGCTGACGGCGAAGCGATCGTAAAGCTTGCAAAGACCAACGGTGTTGGCAGTCTTCAGGCTGCTATCGGCATTTATGCTAAAGAGAATGACACTCTTGCACACGGTATCGACAATATCGAATCGCTCTTCCCCGATTACGAGGACATCAAGAAGGGTGCGCCCGAACTGCTCACGACCGATCAGGGCTGGATCTCGGCGGTCATGACTAAGACACACAAGAGTCCTATCGCAAGGATCCGTACAAGACAGGCTGATATCAGAGATGCAAAGCTCAGGGCATACGGCTACAAGAAGGGTAAAAAGAAGAAGGAAACACCAAACTTCAAGCTGATTTCGAGAACTACCGACCCTCAGACTGTTTACAGAAAGGATTCACTTAACCGTGATGACATTCTTGACATTACCGATTTCGATGTTGTTGAATACCAGTACGGCATCATGAAGCTCAATCTCAATGAAGAAGTTGCAACAGCGGTTATGATCGGTGACGGCCGTGAAGATGGTGATCCGGACAAGATCGAAGAGACACATGTCAGATCGATCTGGCATGATGATGAACTGTACACGATTCACACTGATGTTGACATTGCCGCTGCAAAGGCTGAACTCAATGGTACAAACACAGGTGCAAACTTCGGTGACAACTATGTTTATGCTGAAGCCATTGTAAGCTCATCACTTTATGCAAGAGAACAGTACAAGGGTTCGGGCAATCTTGACTTCTTCTGCACACCGCATCTTCTTAACGTGATGCTTCTTGCAAGAGATATGAACGGCAGACGAATTTATGATTCCAAGTCCGACCTTGCTGCTGCACTCAACGTGAGCAACATTTATACCGTTGAACAGTTTGAGGGTAAGACGAGAAAGACGACCGATCAGAAGGTAAAGAAGCTTCTCGGTATCTTCGTAAACCTTGCTGACTACAAGATCGGTTCTGTAAAGGGCGGCGAGATCACCCGTTTCCAGCAGTTTGACATTGACTTCAATCAGGAAAAATATCTCATCGAAACAAGACTTTCCGCTGCGCTCACAAGAGTTTACTCTGCTATTGCTCTTGAAGAGGACGTTACACCTGCTTCGGGTTCTTCCGACTCTTCCGAAGACGGCACTGTATAATACGGGAGAAAATTCAAAATGGCAAAGTTTTGCGGCATCATAGGGTTTGCGGAAACGGCTGAAACAGCCCCGGGTGTATGGAGGGAAGTTATTACTGAACGTCGGTACAAGGGCGACATTGGCAGGAACACACGGAAACTCGAAGATTCCGGAAACGTCAATGATGATATCAACATCTCGAACGAGATAAGTATCGTTGCTGATGCTTATGCCAACAATAATTTCTTTTCGATACGCTATGTTAAGTTTATGGGGGCGAAATGGAAAGTAAAGTCCGTTGATGTAAAGCCCCCGAGACTTGTATTGACCTTAGGGGGTGTTTACAATGCAGAGCAGGCTTGAACTGCACTCCGAGTTATGCAGAATACTCGGGACAAAAAATGTGTACTATCAGCCCCCTGAGTCGATACGAATGAAATACCCTGCGATCGTTTACGATCTGGAGAGTATTGAAAATATTTTCAGTGGCAATACGATATACTTACAGAAATGCCTTTACAGGGTCACTGTTGTTGACAGTGATCCTGACAGTGAGGTTGTGAAGAAGATGTCGATGCTGCCAAGATGCAAGTATATAAAGCATTACATTGCTGATAATCTGAACCACGATGTTTTCAGGGTCGCTGTTGACGAAAAAACTTCATAAGTGATGTCCCTTTTACTGTACACGTTTGAAAATATTTGTCGAAGATTATGGACAGATATGCTGAAATGTGGTATAATTACGAAAAGGATAATTACGGAGGGATCGTTATGTTTTGTTCCAAATGCGGAAATGAACTTTCGGACGGAGATGCTTTCTGCAGCAAATGCGGCGCTAAGGTCGGCACTAACAGTCAAAGCACCATACATCTCGTATGCCAGAACTGCGGAAGCGTAATGGACTATGATGATGAAAGACAGATAGTAGCTTGTCCTTACTGCGGTTCAAAAGAGCTGATAAAAGAGAGTGACGATGTCAAGATCGAGCGGATAAAGAGCAATACAGTCATTACAAAGGAAAAGCTCGATTACGAACGAGAGCAATTTGCAGAAGAAGTAAGACAAAAGAAAGACAGAGAAGATTGGAAGCATGTTGGTATAATATGTGCGGTTTGTCTTATCATTATTTTTTTAGGACCCATATTAGCGAAATGTATATCGTAATGTAATGTTTTATTGAGTCGGTACCTTAATCGGTATCGGCTTTTTTTTATTTTATAAACCCAATAAGGAGGAATTTATCATGCCAAAGATGAAATGGGATCAGATCGGTGAAAGAACGTATGAGACCGGTGTCGAACAGTGTGCGCTTTTTCCCGTAACAGAAAAGACGGGCAAGTATGAGAATGGTGTGCCGTGGAACGGTGTATCAAAGGTTGAGGAGAATCCATCGGGCGGCGAGGCTACGGCCGTGTATGCCAACAACAAACAGTATCTCAATCTTATGAGTGCTGAAAAGTTTGCTGCTACTCTCGGTGCATACACATATCCGGATGCGTTTGCGGAATGCGATGGTTCAAAGGAGATCGCTCCGGGTGTATTTGCGGGTCAGCAGGCTCGCAAGACGTTCGGCCTTGCATACAAGACCCTTAAGGGCAACGACACAAAGAGCACCGACTACGGCTACACTCTTCACCTTGTTTACGGCGCGCTTGCTTCACCGTCTTCAAAGTCATACAATACTGTAAACGAAAGCGCAGAAGCAGGTGAAATGTCGTGGACTATCAACACCACACCGGTCGATGTTCCGGGCGCAAAGCCCACCGCACATCTTAAAGTGGACAGCACTAAGGTCGATGCGGCTAAGCTCAAGGAACTTGAAGACGTTATCTACGGTAAGGACGGCGACGAAACCAAACCCAAGCTTCCTCTTCCGGAAGAAGTTATTACACTCATCGGCAATGTCGCACAGGACGGCAACGTTTGATAAGCGCCGTATAAGCACTATATAAGGACTGTATTCTTTTTTTACACCATATCGGGGGAGAGCTGTTTTCTCCCCCCTTTATTTTTGAAAGGAGTTATTCACTATGATAACAAAAACAATTACTTACAATGACTATAACGGCAATGAAAGAACCGAAGATTTTCTTTTCAATCTCACTGCGGCTGAGCTCATGGAGATGGAAATGAGCGTCGATGGCGGACTTGCTGAAAAGATAGACAGGATCACCGAGACACAGAAAGCGCCCGAGCTCATTAAGATCTTCAAGGATTTTATCAACAGATCATATGGTGAAAAGAGTGATGACGGCAGAAGATTTGTAAAGGTAAATGATGCAGGTGTTCCGCTTTACATCGGCTTCACTCAGACAGAGGCCTATTCACAGCTTTTTATGGAGCTTGCTACCAACGCTGAAAAGGCTGCAGAATTCGTAAACGGCATTATTCCCACAGATGCTGCAAAAAGCATTGCAAGCAAGGCAGAACCCAAGTCTATCGAACTCAATAAGTAAAGGAGATAATGAGAATGCTTAAGATAACAGTTCCGGCGGCTACATTATGGGATGAATCGAGAGAATGTTTTATACCTGTAAAAGAGCAGGAGCTTCAGCTTGAGCATTCTCTTGTTTCAATTTCAAAATGGGAGTCCAAACACCACAAGCCGTTCCTGTCAAAGAAGGGAAAGACTAATGAGGAGTCGATAGATTATGTTCGCTGTATGACACTTACGCAGAATGTTGACCCGAATGTTTATAGTGCGCTTACAGCGGCTAACATGAAGGACATTGACAAATACATCAATGACCCTATGACCGCCACGCAGATAAGAAAAAGGATGAGTGGGGCATCTGGAAATAAGCAGATAACTAATGAGCTTATTTATTACTGGATGACGGTGCTTCACATACCTTTTGAGTGTCAGAAATGGCATCTTTCGAGATTATTGACACTGATCGAGGTTGCAAACATCGAGGGACAGCCGCAGAAGAAGATGTCGCCGGAAGAGGTAATGCGGCATAATGCAGAGCTCAACGCGAAAAGACGTGCAGCACTGCACAGTAAGGGCTGATCCCGGGAGGTATGGTGAATGATACAGCTTACACAAAGAGGCAGTTTCGGGGGGATAGAGGCATTCCTTAAGCGTCCTGTTGATCCGACGCTTAAGAAATATCTTGAAAAATATGCAAAAGCGGGACTTGATGCATTAAAGGCGGCTACGCCAAAGGACACGGGACTTACGGCTTCGTCATGGTACTATGAGATCGTATGTGAGAAAGGTCGTTCGGAGATACGATACTGCAACTCGAATATTCAAAATGGAGTTCCTATTGCAGTCATTTTACAGAATGGACACGCCACAAGGAACGGCGGTTGGGTACAGGGTATCGATTACATAGATCCGGCAATTCGTCCGGTATTTGAGAAGATAGCTAAAGAAGCATGGGAGGAGGTCAGTAAATAATGAGTGATAATGTTGACGAAAAGGTCGTTCAGTTAAGGTTTGACAACAAACAGTTTGAGGCAAACGCTCAGAAGAGTATGTCAACGCTTGACAAGCTCAAAGAAAAACTTGGCTTCAAGAAGACAAATGATGAACTGAACGAATTAAACAAGACTGTCCAGAAAACAGACCTTTCTCCGCTCGGAAAGGCCGCAGAGGAGGTAAGTGTAAAATTTGACGCACTCGGCATAATGGCGGCGAGGGTGTTGATGAACATTACCGACACGGCAATGAACGCCGGCAAGAAACTTGTTGAGGCATTTACGATCGATCCCATAAAGTCAGGTTTCGAGGAATATGAAACACAGATAAATGCGGTTCAGACCATTCTTGCAAACACATCAAGCAAGGGAACGACACTTGAAGAAGTAAACGAGGCACTTGATGAACTCAATCATTACGCTGACCTTACGATTTACAACTTCACAGAGATGACAAGGAATATCGGTACATTTACGGCGGCTGGCGTCGGACTGAAAGAATCGACATCGGCTATTCAGGGTATTGCAAACCTTGCGGCAGTATCGGGTTCAAATGCGCAGCAGGCTTCTACGGCAATGTATCAGCTTTCGCAGGCATTGGCGGCGGGATCACTGAAACTCCAGGACTGGAACTCCGTTGTAAACGCCGGCATGGGCGGTCAGGTATTTCAGGACGCTTTAAAGAAAACCGCTGAGGTACACGGTGTCTGCGTTGATGAAATGATAAAGGAAGAAGGATCGTTCAGAGAAACACTCAAAAAGGGTTGGATAACAGCTGATATACTTACAGAAACGTTAAGTAAGATGACCAAGAGCGGTGCTGCTGAATATCTGGCTAATCTGACGGGTGTTTCGCTTGATCAGGTCAAAGCAACTCAGAAAATGGTGGCATCTGCGGAAGACGGAAGCAAGACTTATGATGAGTTAGCCGAGTCGATGGCTAAGACAGGCAAGATCTCCAAGCAGGATGCGCTTGACATTCTTACTATGGCTGATACGGCGGAAGATGCGGCAACGAAGGTCAAGACGTTTACGCAGCTTATGGACACGCTCAAAGAGGCGGCACAGTCGGGTTGGACACAGACCTGGGAGATAATCATAGGCGACTTTGGAGAGGCGAAAGAGCTCTTCACAGAAGCGTCAGATTTCTTCAGTGACCTCATAAACAAGTCATCGGATGCCAGAAACGATCTTCTTGAAGCGGCAATGTCGCCTGCGTGGGATCAGCTCAGTAAGAAGATCGAAGATGCTGGAATACCGCTGGACACTTTTCAGGACAAGCTTATCGAAGTTGCAAGAAAGCACGGTGTCGCAATAGACAAGATGATCGAAGAAGATGGTTCGTTTGTCAAGACACTCAAACGTGGTTGGCTGAACGGTGATCTTATTTCCGAAACCATTGGAAAATTCATAGGTAATGTTGACGGCGCATCCGATTCTGCTGACGGACTTGCGGACAGTGTTACGAATCTCGGAGATGTTGTACGGCGTGTTATCAGAGGCGATTTCGGAGACGGTGCGGACCGTATCAAAGCACTTACCGATGCAGGTTATGATTCCGTAAAGGTTCAGACACTTGTTAATTATATATGGAAACGAAACGGAGAAACATGGTCAGACTGCAGTTTATCGGCAGAAGAAATGACAAAGGCGATCGGAGAACTTTCCGATGCTGAACTCGGAAACATCGGGTTTACGGACGAACAGGTGCAGAAACTTCGTCAGCTCCAGACCGAAGCTGTAAAAACCGGCACTCCGATAAATGAGCTTATTGCAAGGCTGGACAGACCGAGCGGAAGAGAACTGCTCATAGACAGTGTGCGCAATGCACTGAAGGGTCTTATGGCGGTAATCAACTCGGTAAAAGAGGCTTGGAGTGATATTTTTCCTCCGACAACGAGCGAGCAGGTATATGCTTTATGTGAAAGTATTCACAAGCTTTCGGAATATCTTCTTGTTGATGATGAAACAGCAGACAAGCTAAAGCGTACATTCAAGGGATTATTTGCGCTTATTGACATTATACGAACTGTCGTTGGCGGAGCATTCACGGTAGCATTCAGGGTGATCGCAAATGTACTGGGGCTTGTTGACGTTAATGTTCTTGATCTTACGTCGTCGGTCGGAGATGCCATAGTTGCATTCCGTGACTTTTTATTTGAAAACAACAAAGTCATAGACGGAATTGAAACTGTCATAGGTTGGATATCCACTGCATGCATCAAGGTGAAAGAATGGACAGAGGCATTTCTTGCACTGCCTGAGGTCCAGCAGAAGCTGACGGAATTCAAAGCAGTTCTTGCTGACGTTCTTAAAGGATTTCAGGATTATTTTGCGGGCGGAGCGGAAAAGATAAATGAATTTATCGAACGCATCAAAGCAATGGATTCGATATCGCTTGATAATATAGGAGCGATTCTTAAGGATTTTCGTGATAATGTACTCGGTTATTTCTTCGACTTTGATAATGGACTCGGGACACTCAAAGAAACATTATCGAAGTTCACAGCCGGTATCAGAAAATACTTTGACCAGACAGTTGGGATCCTCGACGAATTAAAAACAAATATTTTTAATTTTATTGATGATGTTGTCAAGAAATACGGCAGTATAGCCGTTGGCGGACTTATTACTGTTGGGTTTGGTGCGGCACTGATAAAATTTGCACAAGTCATTGGCGGTGTATTTGACAAACTTGGTGGAATAAGTGAAAGTATTCAGAAGGTTCTTGGAAGCATTTCAGGTGCACTTGATGCGTACACCAAGGAAACAAAGTCAAAGTCTATACTTCGGTATGCCGAGGCAATTGCGATACTTGCAGGTTCGCTTGCACTTATTTCGGTAATTAATCCGGACAGGCTTTGGACTTCGGTCAAAGTGCTCGGTGCTTTGGCGGTGGGATTTGCGGCTCTTTCAGCTGTATTGACACTACTCCCGAAAGCCACGACGATCAATGGTTCCTCGGTGACTCTTATTGCATTTGCAGGAGCTATACTTATTCTTGTAAGTGCACTTAAGAAACTTGATGAAATAGGGTATGACAGTGCTGCTACCAACATGGAAACACTGACTATACTTATTGGTGAACTTGGAGCGGTCGCGGTCATACTTTCAAAATTCGCACCTAATCTAAAAAACGGAGCACTTTCGGTTATCGGTATGGCAGCAGCGGTGCTGATACTTATTGAGGCTTTAAAACGTTTGTCCGAAATTGCACTTGAAAATCAAAATATTGCTTTAAACATTGCGGAACTTAACGGAATTGTTATTGCGCTGGTAATACTCTGTGCGTCATGCAGAAATATGAAGATCGGTGAGGCTGCGGCTATAATGGCTGCTGCAATGGCTATAGGAATGCTTGTAAACACCCTCAACGTGATAAGCAAGTTTAACGTTCGCGAATTAAGTTCAAGTCTTCTTAAGATCACTGCAGTTGTAGGTGTATTTGTCGTGCTTATGAAAGCGACCAAGAACGCCGGACAATACGCTAAAGAGGGCGGCGCAGGTGTACTGCTTATGTCGGCGGCAATGATAGTTCTTGCACAGGCGTTCAAGGTAATAGCAAAGATAGACAGTACCACCATCGGTCGTTCCATAGGTACGATAAGTCTTATGCTCGCTATATTCGGCGGAATTGTTGCATTGAGCAAGTTTGCCGGTGAACACGCTGTAAAGGCAGGAGCAATGCTGCTTCTTATGTCGGGAGCCATTGCAATACTTGCGGGCGTAATGTTCGGTCTCAGTCTTATTGCCAAGAACAATTCCGATGGGTTGAGCCAAGCATTATGGACGATAATGGGACTTGAAGCAATGTTTGCGGCTCTTGTTGGAATAAGCAAGCTTGCGACAGATTGCAAAGGCACAATAATAGCGCTTGTAACGGCTGTCGGTGTTATGTCGGTAGCAATAGGTGTTCTTGCGTGTCTTCCTACCGAAGGAATTCAAAATGCCACTATTGCGATAGGTGCTGTTATAGCGATGTTTACCGTACTTACGGGTGTAAGTAAACTTGCAACGGGAAGCATGAAGACTATACTTGCGATAACCGGTGCGGTTGCGGTACTTGGTACTGTGATCGGACTGCTTGCAAGTTTCACGGATACGAGTGCGGCGCTTAAAGCGGCAGGGGCTATGTCGCTGTTGATGGTTTCGCTTTCGGCGACGTTTGCGATTATAGGCAAATTGCAGGCACCTTCACTTAAAGCTATAGAAGCTTTGGGCGCAATTGCGTTGGTTGTTTCTGCATTATCGTTTATTATAGGCTGGCTTGAAAATCAGGGCTTTGGCGTTTCTATTGAAAATGCAATTGCTTTATCAACGCTTGTTCTGGCGTTATCGGGAGCGACACTTATACTTTCCAAAATCGGCGGTTCGGCCGGAGCTGCGGTAAAAGGTGCTGCGGGGTTGGTTGGTGTTGTAGCAATAATATCGGCGGGATTTATAGCGTTGGGTGAACTGTTTGATCTCGTCAATACATACGGATTTGACGTTGATAAAGCACTCGACACCATTACAATGGTTTTTGAGAAAGTCGGTGAGGCTGTTGGTTCCTTATTGGGCGGAGCAGCTGCCGGGTTATTCTCAACACTTCCCGCAATAGGCATTTACATGTCCGCTTTCACCGAGAATCTTAAGCCTTTTCTCGAAGATGTACGGAATGTTGACGGGGAAACGTTAAAGAGTGTTGCGTCGCTTGTTGGTGCTGTATTACTTCTTACTGCCGGAGAGTTTATATCGGGACTTATGAATTTCTTAGGTCTTGGAACAAATACTCTCAATGGAAGTCTGGGTAAGAATCTTTGCGGTTTCGGAAACACGCTTATAGAATATGCTAAGGTCGCAACATTATTGAGCGATAAGGATATAGCGGCTATAAAGGGTTCTGCGGAGGCGGCAAAGGCTTTGGCTGATCTGCTTGATGCGGTTCCAAACAGCGGCGGCTGGCTCGCTGTAGTTATAGGTGATAACACTTGGTCGACATTCGGAGATGGGCTTACACAATTCGGTGTTACACTCGTTACTTACAGCAAGGCGGTTTCGACTCTCGGAGAATCTGATATTTCAGCTATCGGGACATCGGTAGAGGCGGCTAAGCTGCTGAGTGATCTTCTTAAATCCATGCCGAACAGCGGAGGTTGGCTGGCTACGGTTATGGGCGACAATACGTGGTCGACATTCAGTTCAGGACTGCGCGATTTTGGAAATGCCATTACGGGTTACGCTAAATCTGTTGGCACATTAACTAAATCTGATGTAACGGCTATTGATGTTTCGGTCAAAGCGGCTTCAAAGCTTAACGAGCTTCTCAAGGCAATGCCCAACAGCGGTGGCTGGTTGGCTGTTGTCACGGGAGATAATACCTGGTCGACATTTGCCGACGGGCTTGTAAGCTTTGGTGCTGCGATGGTACGGTATGCTTTGCGGGTTTCGCAGCTTGACGAATCATCGTTATCGGCAATGGACAATTCCATTACGGCAGCTGCAAAGCTTAACGATCTTCTTAATGCAATGCCTAACAGCGGCGGCATGGTATCATTGTTCACGGGCGACAACACATGGACAAAGTTCGGTGAGGGACTTGTTGATTTTGCCAACACGCTTGTTGAATATGCAAAGAAGTCATCAGAGATCGATATATCTTCGATGAATATGGCTACTGCGGCTATTCATGCACTGTTCAACATTGTATTCGAGAGTGAAGTGGGTAAGACCGATGTGACTGCGCTCAAAAGTTTCAAGAAATCGCTGAAGCTTCTTGGTGATGCAGTTGTTGATTTTAACAAGTCGATGTCCAAGGTCGATCTCAACGGGCTTTCCGTGTCGGCAAATAACCTTATGAACCTTGTTCAGATACTTGAAAAGGCTTCCGGACTTGATGATTTGGGTATTACCGCCCTTAAAAACGGAGTTGCTGAACTTGGGTCGATAAGTATTGACAATTTTGTTGAGCAGTTCAAGGGAGCGTCCGAGAAAATCAAAATGGCGGGGATCGATCTTGTTGTTTTGTTTATTAACGGAGTGAATTCCAAGAAGAGTGAACTCACACAGTCGATGGCTGACACGGTCGGCACGATCTCTTCAGAGCTTGTTGATGATATGAAAAATGCCGAGAAGACAGTAAGCGATCGGTTCATGAATTCGGGATATTACATTGTTCAGGGACTTGTTAAGGGTATCGATACATCTACTCCGTTTGTCAAGATGGCTATGGTGAAGCTTTCGGAAACGATGCAGAAGACATTCCGAGAAGCTAATGATATACATTCGCCGTCGAGAGATTATGAAGAATACGGCGGTTACATTGACCAAGGTATTGTCAAGGGTGTTGACGGCGGGCTGAAAGATGTTGTTGACAGTGTTGTTACCGTTGGCGAATGTATGAAGATGAATTTCATGTCATCGGCTGACGGAGCCGGAACAGGCAAGGGTATTATCCAGTCATTCAAGGACAGCATTTCAACCGGAAAAGACGGCTTGCTTGCAAACATATCGTCATTCGGAAACGATGTGGTCGACAAATTCAGAGGATTTACTGACAAGCTTTCCGGTGATAATCTCGGCTCTATACTGAGTGGAAATATTGATATGGACAAGCTTCTTGGCGGAAAGTTTGACTTTGATTTAAGTTCGCTGACCTCTGCTTCCGATTACAGTTTCACAGAACTTGGCAAAGATGCCAATAAAGCGCTTACTGCGGCAAAGAAAGAATTTGATGCGATGCTTGAAAACTACAAGAACGGCAAGCTCAAGCAGGCTGATTACGATAAGCAGTACACGGCTCTTCTTACGAAATACAGCAGTATTCAGGCTAATGTTGCCAAGTATGCGATCGAGAAGACGCTGCCTTTGGCAAAGAAAGAATACGATGCTTTACTTGAAAAATACAAGGACGGAAAGATAAAGCAGGCTAAGTATGATGAAGAGTATCTGAAGATACTTAAGAAGTACAAGGCGGCTGAGGTCGATCTTTACAAGTATGCACAGGGCAAGATGGAAGAGGTCGTTTCCAAGAGCCTTGAAAACCGCACAAAAGAGTTCGAGAAGAAGATCAAGGATATTCAGAAAAAGATCGACAAATTCTCATCAAAGATGACGGGTTCTATTGATGAGATGATAACTTACACGACCAACAAGGACGTTTATGATCAAAAGACTGACGAATACAACAAGAAGCTTGAATCGCTTAACGAACAGCATGAAAAGGCTATCAAACTGTATGGTGAAGAGAGCTACCAGGCACAGCGGTATCAGAAGCAGATCGATGATCTGAAGAAATCATACGAAGACTATCAGAAACAGTATAAGAAAGACGGAACCAAGGATGATGAGATAATCGGTGTCAAATTCACAAATAAGATAGTGACATCGACAAAAGCGATCAATGATTACAATGACGCTCTTGATAAACTCATGAACAGAGAAGGTGTCGAGATCAGTTCTGATCTTATTGATGCCATCGGTTCTATGGACCGTGAAAAGGGATTTGCTACTGTTGAATATCTGAACGGTCTTACCGATGATGAACTTAAAAACGTTCAGAAAAACTGGGACAAGTATACTGACGCTAACGACAAGCTGGCTAACACTCTTTATGGAGGAGAGCTGAAGACTGCCACAGAGGATTATGTCAGCGGTATCATAAATGAGCTTAACTCACTCCCCGAGAGTGCAACGGCTATCGGTGTAAACATCGTCAAGGGACTGGCACTCGGATTCAGCGAGGAAACCGAAAACTCGTTAAGTCAGATAGGTCAGTCTTCGGAGTCTATCATCGAGTTTATAAAGGCTGTAT